GCCGCTCACGTCGAAGGTAATCTTGTTCGTGTTATCGACACCGTGATTGCCCGCAAAGTCGCCTTGCTCGATGAGAACACCGTCTTGTCGAAGGTAGTTTCCGCCAGACGGCTCTGTCGTGATGGCCGCCAAGTCGTCTGTATCACTGATAGCGTCTGTCGAGTCGTCGTAGAGCCCTACGTCAACAGTCGAACCATCGAGGTTGTTCTTAATCAAATACTCTTCGCCTAGGTCTGTCAGTATGCTTGCCATTTTCGTATCCTCATTTTCCGCATTTCCTCTGAGAGCTTGTACAAATTAGGGCCGACTCTCTCGTCATCGGTGTTCATTTATATACTATATGCGTCGGCCTTCTTAATATTTATATACTATTCGTACAACGGTTCGAGCGTCGTAGTATCATTGAAGTGGAACGGCGGCGTTCGTGGAAGCGGGTCGAAGCCCTTGCGTTCGGCAGATGCGCGCTCACGAAGCGTTTCTGTAATATCACCATCGTCAAAGAAGTGCTTCGTCCCAGCCAGCTCTTGTGTCAACGGTGTACTTGGCGCATCATTGGTGACACGAACGCCGACCACGTCATCGTCAGATTCGAAAGATTGCAGTTTTGTCGACTCGACGGCATTCTTCAATTCCATATGACCGATGAGGTTCGCGCGCTCGCGCAAGTAGTCATCGTTGAAGTCTTCTTCCACTCGTTTGCGTACAGTGTGCCACGTCTCGCTATTTACAACACCGTTGCGAACCTGGAGTCGCATCCGTCGTAACATCTCCTCTGCGGCATCGCGCACTGCATTCTCGACATTTTGTGCGAAAAAGCGCACGTTTTGCGTCGAGCCGAAGTGGTTTGAGCGATTGTTATATGCGTCGATTGTGCCAAGCTCTTCTTCGATGACTGATTTGGCTTGTGGGCTGACTCGCGCTTCTCGTACTGCTTGGTTGAGTTCACGGTTCGCCACATTCTCGAACTCGGCAGCTGCATATTGTGGTGTCGAGGAATAGCGTTCCTCAACCGAGCGGAGTGTCCTATCCCTCGCGTTCCGAAAAACTTGTTCTGCTATTCGTGCAATCTCGGACTGGCGACTGTCAGAATCATTGAGACTATCGACCGAACGATGCGTTGCCCACACATCGCCCCATCGAGAGCCAGAACTAGAACTAGAACTAGAACCAGAACCAGAAGCAGAACTAGAACGAGAACCGTTTATAGAATCTTCGGCGGCCTCAACATCGACAAAGGGATTGCCGTCGTCGTCAACTCCAGCAATCGGTTGGTCTGGTGTCGGATTATTGATACTCTCTGGCGTCTCACCCCGAGTGATAATGTTCTCTGGAACATCGTTCTCTGGCGGGCTGTCCTCCGTAGAGGTGTCCTCTGCCGGAGCATTGGCCGGATTGACCTGACCCTGACGCTGTTGTTGATTTCGCTGGTCATTCTTTTGTGTCTGTGTTTGACCACCCTGCGAACCAGAGATGTATCGGATGACCTGCTCGTTTCGGTCGATGTCGAGGTCCGTCTCACCAGGCTTGCCGAACTTGAGTGTGACGTTCTTCGCGCGCTCACTATCAACACCTTGCTGTTTTGCAACCTCTCGGACGATAGGCGTGAACTCTTCCTCTAGCTCACGTCGAGCTTCTTTGATTTGACGATTCACGTCTTGTTGTTGGGCGATGCCCGATACTTGGCCGACCGACGCACTCTCGAAAGCACCGAGTACGAATATCGGCATTGGCATCGCGCTCATAATCCATCGAAGGTCAAACTGTAGATATTCTGCGATGTCCGCTACATCGCCCGAGATGGTTTCAACACTCATATCACCCCGAACACCTTGTTTCATACCAGGGTGGAAATTCTCCATCTCCTGTGCTTTCATAAACTGGCTGATATCGTCCGCGTCCCACGGTTCTTCAGGAGTCCCGAACAAGAATAGCCAGAGTGGATATGCCTTGCTTGCAATTGCTTCGTCATTGTCCGATAGCTTCTGCTTGATGCCATCGACTCTGTCAGAAACGGCCTCGATTCGAGATGTGCCGAACACTTCGCCAACGTCGGCGTCTCGTGTGAGCGGGATAATCTCGTCTCGGCGGAATCCTATCTTCGCGTCCGAATCACTATCGTCCTTTCTGATACTTTGCCCCCAACCGATGTTATCTGTTTCGAGGGTGTCCTGAAGCCACGCAGCAGCCCCACCAGATTCCGCGAGTGGCGCGTTCGGGTAATCGTCGATGTCACCCGAATCCATCAAGATGCTCTGGTGCGGACGAGTGACAGCCTCTATCGTCTCAGGGTTGATAAGCTTCAGGCCAGCGATGCGCTCTTCGTTGTCTTTATCGGGCGCGATTTCTACGAGGGCCGTCCCACGAACTTCTCGTTGGACGATTGCCTTCCGAGCAAGCAAGCGAAAGTCACGGCCTGGTTGTCCTTCGATGATTGCTGCTTTGTCGAGCCAGTCACCGATGCGCTCGACTTCTTCTTCTTCGAGTTGTGTTGTCTCGATAAAGTACCCTGGCTCCGTCACACGAGACGCAAAGCTCGTGATAGGCTTTCGAATGATAGGCGTTGTCTCGAACTGTCGCCAGTACTTGCGCATCTCATCTTTTGGCGCTTCAGTTCGGTCGTAGTCGGGTTGGTCGAACTGAAACGGGCGACGAATATCGTTCTCATCCGAACCATCGACGGATTTGGGCGCAGCGTCAGAAGAGAGTTCTGCCGCTCTTTGGCTGATTCCTTGCCGTAACGTATCGAAGTAACTGCGATTACGATTATTGTCAGCCATCTATCGAATCCTCCCAGCTTTTATTGTAGTATGTACCATATTTAATCACTCCTCAAACTTCCAAGATGAAATGGCCTCATCGAAGCCTTGTCTGGACGCGCACGACTCTTTTGATTTTTTGCCCATACTGCAAGCGCGAGCGAGTCCGAAAAGTCGTCGTGCCCTCCCGGTGGATGTTCGATGCGCATCTTACCCGAACTAGTGTAGGAGTATTCCAGTTCGAGGCATTGATTGACCATCTTGTTTCCAGAGAGGTTGTTCTTGCCAGGAATGTACTCGAACGAGATATTTCTCTTCTGTAACTCGTTCTTCAGCGTGTTGTATAATGACTGTTTCTTCTCGTTCGAGAACTTGAAGCCCTCAACTTTTCTCCCGAGACTCTCCTTTACTTGGTCGACAGTCCCTTGACCGAGGCTCGTACTGTCTACGAGAATCTTGCTATACTCATAGTACGAGTCGAGTTCTCGGATTCTGCCCATCGCGTCTGTCATCGGCTTGTCGGATGTGTGCTCGATGTCGAATACGTTTCCTTCATTATCGATACTCACATAAACTGATTCGTCGTCGCCTGTACTTGCAAGGTCGACACCAAGGAACGTCGCATCGCCCGAGCGCTCGACCTTCTGTTTTGCACACGAGATAAGCTCATCGCGTGTGAAGAACGAGTCCACCGACTCGACAAACTCGCCGAGAATCTCTTGCTTGAACTGCGTCGAGGTCAGGTTCTTCTGTTGCTCTTCGATGAACTCGTCGTCTATGAGCGGGTTGGCAGAGGTTTGCACTTGCATCGTGTACCAGTCGGGGTCCTTGAATCGCTCATAGAGGAACCCTTTCTTTCCGAACGGGGTCGATAGTAGAATAAATTGCCCGTTCCCAACAGCAAGCATCGGCGAAAGAACCTCTTGGAAGATGTTGTCGTTGATGAACGCAGCCTCGTCCACGATTATCATGTTGTTTGGCCGACCATATCCACGAATGTTCGAACCATCTCGTCCAACTGGGAGTGTGATGATTCGTGAACCGTTGTCAAAATTTATTTCGGTTCGTGTACTTCTCGTGACACCCCATTGGTCTTCAGGAATCTGTGACGTGCGCATCTCGGTCTGAATCTGGTTGAACAACTCCATCGACTGGCGTTGCGCCTTGGCCGTCACGAGTACTTCTGTGCCCGAGTACGTTACTGCTTTCCAGAGGGCGAGCCATGCGGCTGTCCGAGATTTCCCGACTCGACGACCAGAGACGAACGCCTTTCGGTCAGAGTCGTGGTCCATGAAATCCTTCTGGTACTCGAACGGCTCTTCGTCGAGATAGTGTTCGGCGAAGTACGTTGGGGAATCGAGGAGTTTCTCTGCGTCGACCATCACCTATCGCCCTCCAGGTCAAAGAAGCGCCGGTCCTCCTTCTCCAAGGTCGTGTCAGATAAATTAGACGAATCGATAAATCGCTTGCCTAATCGCTCAGCATTATTAAACATATACGCGAACTCTGGCTTGAGCACGAACACTGACACATTATCGTCCGAAGGATGGACGCCGGACCGCTCGATATTACCCATCGTAAGACCAATGACGTTTGTCGGAATCCCGGCCTCGGGCGACGGAGTAAACATTGGGCCACCGTTCAGACCAATGCGCATCGTAACAGGCGTGTCGGTATTGTAGTAGAACTTACGTTTGATGAAATCGTACAGCCCTTGCTCGATGGCCGGTCCATCACTATAGGGTTGGACGCTCATCTCCGTTTTGTAGTAGCCGCTACTGAAATCTTCGATAGCCATTGTGTTATTTACTCTTCTCGCGAATCGCGCAAGGACGAGAGTTCGTTTGCGATATTCTGTTGCGCATCGGCTTTCTGGCTCTCTGGGTCGTCTAAGACACCCAGTTTCTCCATACTCCGCACGATATTTCGAGAAAGCCTGTCATACGTGATGTTGAGTGGATTCTCTTGGTCTTCCTTTATCGGACGACCATCGTCCGTATACCCGATTGTCTTATCCTTGTGGACGACACCAACTTCGTCGATGTACTCGTTCGCACGCCGCTCTTTGTGCATGTCGATGGCAATATTTCTAATCATTTCGAGCTTTGCAATACTCGGGTCAGCATCACCACCAGGCATATCGTCAAGGAGCGACTCTATGACTGCGTCAATCCAGTTTCGCTCTTTTCGTGTACGATTATCGTAGTAGGGTTGCCGATTTGTGTACAGGCCGTGCGTCTCATTATATGTGTTGCCTCTATTCACTTCAACAGCAGCCCCTCCGTGAAGGTAGCACCGACCATCGCTGTTGCTGGTGCGAAAACCGGACGGATTGGCACAGTAGCCTTGCTTTGGCTCACCGTCCTCATTCTCAGGCCAGTCGTCTGGATAGTTACGCACTTTGGCGTTACACTTATCCGATTCTGTTTCTAGGTTTGGCATGAATCGTCCGCCTTCACTTATATACTATATGCCTCGGCCCTTTTATACCCCTTGGCCGAGACGGGGGGTGTCTTTATATACTTGCATCATCTCTTTTAAGTGGGGTCGGATAATACAAATACCACTAATCAAAGTACTCCGACTTTTCCCTAACTGCAACCCGAAGTCGCCAATGGTCAGAGCTTGTCATATCAGTCGCTTCCATAAGCTGCCTGAACGCATCGGTGAAAAAGAGCCTGTCCTCTATCTCTGGGTCCAAAGACTTCGAGAGCGCTTCATCAGAGATAAGAGAACAAACAGTCAGGATAATCTTCTCGTATCTTTTCCCACCAAAATTCTTTGACGAAAGATTCAGATTTTCCACGATGTGCGCAACACGCCTCCGTTGATACGTCGGCATCTCCAACACATCCATAAAAATGTCCATATCGTTCTCGATATGCGATTGTCGAATTGTCGTCTTGCGATTTGGCTCGCCCTTGCCATTCTGTATCTTATAGAGCGTCTCGAACTTCTCTTGCCAATCTACTGGGGCCTCGTGTGGATAGAAGGTCGTCGCTGCTTGGCTCCCCCACTCATTATCGAAGATGGAGACCTCATCGAACCAATCGTCTTCTCCCTCGCGCGACCCGTTACCACTACCTCTATGGAAAGGGTCGATTAGTGCGACTTCGGGGAGCATCTATACATATTATTGTTGGTTCTCTTGTTACTTAAGTGTTTCGGTTGCACGAGGAACGTATTGAAAAAGGCCGAGAATCGTGCGAGGCCATTTGTTCTGATGAGATTTCATCACAAAAATTTTTTCAGGTTTGACCGCGTATTATACCGAATATATTATTTTTCCCGGTTGTAGGACTCGTCGAATCGAAAGCAAATATTCAATACTTAGATTTCTTCTCGAATTTTCGTGAGTACCGCGCGATACGACACCGAATCAGTATTGAAATATTCGAGCTTTTTCTCATCTAACCAGTCTCTTTGATCGCTCGATATTCTGATAACTTCACTCATCCAATAGCAATACGTGGCCAACATATATAAATGTTACGGTCGTTACTCGTGTAACCATTTGTTCTGTGCGCTCAGCCGATATATTTTCTATTGCGACCTGCGCTACTTCGCGCCGATTTCGGCCCAATTCTGATAAAAAACACCGGACGGCGGCGGAGTTTAGGCTGCCTAAAACGATATCGAAACCCTTATACCAAAGCGCCCGCGAGTACGCAGTGTATGACAGACAAAATCCGAATCCGACTGCCCAAGGCCCCCCGGGAAGTGGCCGAACGCATGGTGCGTGAGTATGGGTACGACGTGACCATGTCCGGCCCTACCACATGGGGCCGAGTCAAAGACCGATGGTCCGCACCTAACAGTAAGGTCTCGCAGGCGACGGTCCCGGACTATGGGCAGGCGCGCAACGAGTGTTACCACCAAGCGCACCTCGCTTTGAGTGACGCCGACCCTGAAGAATACGCTCTCACCGTGTTTAAGACACTCATGGAGCACTCCCTTGAGCAAGCGGCCGCCCGACACGGTGTTAGCGATCCGGCGGACCTACCCGAAGAGGCGCACCGGGTGCTCGCCATGACAAGTGCGACCGAGGCCACCAAGCGCATTTGGACCACCGCCACGAAAGAGAAGCTACTCGCCGACGCACTGCCCGGCGAACCACTGCCCCCGGAAGATTACGCCGAAGCCGTCGCCCGGGAGAAAGACGGCAGCGCCGACATTGTGAACATTGAGGGCAACACCGTTCACGTTTGGCAAGAAAAGAGCGAGGCCGGCGACAGAAAAGTTCATTGGCCTCACATTTGGGCTCCGAACCTTGAAGATTGGTGGAACGAGAAGGAAATTACGGTGGTGGTGGAATAGGGGGGAAGGGGGGGTTACACCCATAGCCACCCCCCGTAGGGATAGGGGTACACTACCCCCCCAGGGGGGTACACCATAGGGGGTACACCATAGGGGGTACAC